TCTTAAACAAGTTTTTGTAACTCTCCAGTTGTTTAATATATTATCTGGCCTTTCCCACTTACCACTTTCGTCATGAACCAGTAAGTTTAGTTTTTCACCATCATAACTATTGTCTCCTGTATTCTTCCAATCTATAGTTGTGTCTAGACCCTTTATTTCTTCAAGTTGCTCATTCGCTGTAATCTTCTTTCTTGTAAACTTACTAGCGGGTACACGATAAGCAAGTTCGGACTTTGGACGATCCATACCATCTTGCACAGGTTTAAAAAAGAAAGGGTAGTTAATTGATATAGGAACAACCTTATCTGTAAACATTTTCTTCGCATCTGATCCTGACTTTGATAGTATACCATATCTACTATCACTCGATATAGTGGCTAAATTAACTGTTTCTGCTGATGACATGAAAGAAAATCCAGATCTACGGTTTTTAAGGTAACATATTCCGTAACATCTTTTATCTGCCTTACAAGCTTCCCAGAATATATA